CGAAAGAAATTGTTCTTGAAGGAACTGTAAGAGTAAGGCAAGGTGTTTCAACAGGTTGTTTTGGTGCTTCAACTAATGGACTACCAGGTAGTGCCCATAGACTTTGCATTGCTGTGATTGATGAAAGTGATTCTCAAACAACCAGTGGAATGTCTACAAAGTGGGCACAGTTCCGTTCTACATATCCACAGAGAACCTTTTATCTTCTACAACCAACTTCTCAAGGATTCGGTGATCTTGTAGATAGTAGTAACTATAACGAACTACGATGTCCGACTAACTTCTTGTCAGAAACTACTGTAAACGTTCCACCTCTTATCTGATATGTCACAGCAAGGATTTCCTGGAAATTTCATAATGCCAGATGATAATGCAGACTTTAGTTATAGTAATCTCATTATATCTAGAAATGCGATAGAATCTGCTGCGGGGGAGTTTAGAGGTGATGCTTTCAATGGTCAATATTCAGACCCTAAAGTAGCAGATGACTTAAGAACCCAACTTAGTGGACTTGCAACAGCTGCTTTGATGTTGGCACAATATTATATTCAACAAATAACATATCAACTTCCCAACGGTCCAGGAACACCAGGAAATCCTATAGAAGTTCCCTATGATGATGAAGTAAAATGTAAATTTATACAATCATTGGGATCAAATCCATCTGCTTCTGGTTTATTTAATAATTATCAGAATCACTCTAGAAATTTAGATGGTGTTGCAAATGTTTTCCACGTTCTAGGAAAAAAACAGGGTGCCTTTCATTGGATGCCAGATGGAAGTTTGGAGATAAGAGACACCTATCTATTCACTGGAATGGATGATCTTGGTGCTGCACCAACCATTGATCAGAGGAAGAGTATTCTTGGAATGTTGAATTGGTTAGTAAAATATCTTGTTGGTCTTGCTGTTGGGTTGCCTTTAGTTCCACTTGCAGTTCAAAAAGGTATACAAAACAATATATCAAAAATGCTCTATTGGGCATTTGGGGTCTATGGAGGTGATGCCTCAATAACACGAAATTTCAATCTTTTCAGATGGGCAGAAGTATTTGGAGTCAATGTTACTAACATTGGTGCAATCGAACAAATGGAGTTCAAGGTTACATTTACACCATTAGAAATATGTAAATGTAATAAAAATTTATTCCTTGCAGCAATACGTGATGGATTAATTCCATTTTCAGTATTAGCAACAATACCACTAGATGGCACTTGTGGATTTGAATGTGCCTCTCGTCCTGTTGGTTCTGGACCTGATCCTTTTGGTATGTTACCAAACTATCTACCAGATAATAGAGTTCTGCCTGCCGCTATGAGTTCTTGGTCATTTGGCGGTGGCGGTAACTATCCAAAACCATTTACAAGTTTTGCTCAAAGAGTTCAAGAGGCAAATGATATTATGGGACCATATGCTATGGTTGACTTTGGAAATCTATCAGATGGAACAAGTAATAGAATATCTGGAAGAATTAATTATTTGAGCATTGTATGTAGTGGTGCTCCTAACGAAATTGGATTTATTCACGTAGACTGGTATAATGCAGATCAACCAAAACCAGCAGCATATGGTGATAACTTAAGTAAAGCAGAATGGTGGGAACAGTGTGATAAAATAACAATGAGTCTTAGATATGCACACCTACCAGGATTTCCATATGTAGATGTCCAAATTGCTAAAGCATCATATGCTGAAGCAGATCCAGCGTTTTACAATCCAGACATACCTCTTGGCAATGCGATTGCTGATAATACATTATTGTTGGGTGCGGTTATGTTTGCAGCAATGAGAGGATTCTGATATGCCATTTCCAAATAGTAATAATAGAAATAGTTTCAAAGCCTTTTTAAGGGCACATAGAAAGAAATTCACCAGCGGAATACAAACTTGTCTGCTTGGTGAAATGACTGGTGCAATGGTTTCCGTTGCATCTGGAATTAATACCAATCAAGTTATAAATGTAGTTCTTTTTGAAACTGGTGAACAGGTTGGTGTAGATACAATCTTCTCCAATAATGAACTATTTTATGTTCCAGCAATGGAAGGAGATTTTATAAATCTTGGAGTTGGAACTGATGGAGACCCAAATAGAGCAGCATATGAATTAGAGTTTATTGGAGATGGTGTTGGTGTAAAATATGGTGATACAACATATGGATTAAATGACACAATTAGTCTTGGTACAGATTCAACATTAACAGTTCTTGGTCTCGGTGGTGGATTATTTCAATCTGGAAATGCACCGACTTACTCTATTGTTGGATCTGCAACAACTATTCAAGAAGGTGGCACTGTAAATTTCACAGTCAATACAACTAATGTTGGATCTGGTACTACCCTTTACTATAATATTGTTGGTAATGTTTCAGCAGCAGATTTTGCCGATAATTTATTAGTAGGTTCTTTTGAAATCAATAATGGTATTGGCACAATTACTAAAGTTGCTGCTAATGATATACTAGAAAATGAAATAACTGAAGGATTTATTGTTAATGTTTCAACAGGATCTACAACTGGTGGTATTGTAACAACATCAAGTCCTGCCACACATATAACAAATCTTGGTTTACCATCAGCTACAATTACACCAAGCGCAACATCGGTAAACGAAGGAAGTTCTGTAAGTTTTACAGTCAATACAATAAATGCAACGGGAACTTTATATTACAGCACAGGTGGAACTGCTACTGCAGAAGACTTTTCCAATAATTCAACAACAGGTTCTTTTAATGTTGTCAGTACAGGAGCAACAACTGGTATTGGAACTATTGTAAGATCTATTGCAACAGATGCAGTTCTTGATGGTGATGAAACTTTTAATATTGTTGTTCGTACTGGATCTACATCAGGACCAGGAATTGTAACAAGTTCTGATGTTACCATAGGTGATGTTGCACCAACATATTCAATAACACCTAATATACTTAATGTAGATGAAGGTGGTAGCGTACTCTTTACAGTAACTTCAACTATATCCACACAGCTTTTATATTATACAGTCATCTCACCAAATAATGCATTAACTGATTCAGACTTTGAAAACGCTTACCCTACTAGTGGACTTTTAAATATTACTAATGGAGAAGCTCTGTTTAATTTATATCTAAAATCAGATAGATCAACTGAAGGACCCGAAAAATTCAGTGTTGAACTTAGAGATGGTGGTTCAAATGGAGCTATCTTAGCAACATCACCTGAAATCACTATTAATGATACATCATTATCTGTTGGCGCAAATGCAAATAATTTAACCTTTGGACCAGTAAGAGTAAACAGGGATGATGGAAATATACTAGATGTTTGTGACTGGTATGATATTTGTTCTTTAGATCAACTTCCTGAAGGTGGTAAAGTTGCTATCTTTATTGATACCTCTGGTAGTATGAATATGAGAACAGTTTCGCAATCTTACGATAAATTAGTTCAAAAATTAAATGAAAGAAATATTACTATCATCACAGTAACAAACCCCAATGAAGATTGGATTGCACCATTCTTAACAGACCTCACATAAATATTTAAAAAACCAATGGCACCCACATATGTTAGCGACCTTGTGTTGTACACAGGTACGGATTTTGATCAAACATTTGCTTTGGAAGACTACAATTCTAGCAGCATATTAGATCTTACTGGGTACAATGGTTGTGCCCAGATGAAGCGATATGAGGGATCTAAAAAATCTGCAGATTTTCAAGTAAGTTTTGCTAACGACAGAACAACAGGTAGAGTTACCATATCAATTGCATCATCAGTTACAGCAAACCTGAAACCAGGAAAATATTTTTACGACCTAATGTTAAACAGTCCCACTGGTTCTGTCACTAGGGCAGTAGAGGGGACTGTTTTGGTGAAGAAATCGGTAACTAGATAATCAGTCTTCGTCTTTCTTTTCTTTTTTCTTGTAGATAGCACCTGCTCCATACTGCTTAGTAATGGATGATCTTACATGATCTAAAGCAGACTTTGACTTCTCCCTAGATTTTTTCTTATCTTCAGGAGACATGGGTCCTTTTTTAACACCCCTGTCGGATGGATAACGCTGATTGCCATCAGAACCACCACGCTCTTGGCGACGGTCTCTCAAAGAATCTTCAGTCTCTTCACTTATGATTCCTTGGATGGTTTCTGCATCCATTTCCATCATAACATAGAGTGCTTCATCTAAACTATCAACCTGACCAGTGGTTATGAGATACTCTAGAACTAGATCAAAAGCATCCATACTATCATTACTATCTCTCATAGCATTTCTTCCACTTCTTGGTTTTTCTACTTTTGCAGAAGGAACAACCATAGGAGTTACTGGTTTTTCTCCTTGAGACATAAGACGACTTTGAGATCTAGCTCTCATCGCTCTCAATGCTCTAATCTTTTCTGCCATCTTATCCACCCTCTCAGCGCCGACAGAGAGGCGTCTTTCAACACTAGGATCAATAGATCTTAGGGGTTTTTCGGGCGTTGTAGGCGCTGCTGGAGAGGTTTTAGTTGATGTTGTCGTATCATACTTGCCACCTCTAGCACCATCAAAGAAAGATCCAGTATCCTTATTCTTAGGATTGAGGTCATACTTGCCACCTCTAGCACCATCAAAGAAAGATCCAGTATCCTTCTTAACTCTACCCATCCTTGCCTTCATACCAGGATCGGCGGCAGTTCTCTCTTCCTTTACCTCTTTCTTTTCCATTTCTACTAATATTCCTTATAAAATGTATTTAGGATTTATCGGGTCCACCAAATAAGTACTTCCTCTTTGTAGGTCCATACCATGTATGGGTCTTAATATTAGGTTTTCTTCCACCTGGTGGTCGTGGTGGTAGCATAGGATTTTGTGGATTCTTTGGTTTCGGATCTTTAGTTTGTGTTTTTGGTGGTTGTGGTTGTGGTTGTGGTTTTGGCTGTAGTTGTGGTTCTGGTTGTGTTTTTGGCGCTGGTGCGGGTTCTGTAGGATTGGTGGTTCTGGTTGTAGTATTGGGTGTTGCTCCTGGGTTTGCAACCGAAGGAGATTCCTCTGGTTTAGGAGATGTGCCTTTATCTGTACCAGGAGGTAGTTTTACTGGTTTGGGCTTTAATTTATCAAGTTCTTTCTGATTGAGTTTTGCTAATTCAGGATCAGAAGTTTTAAATCCTTTTGGTACAACACTACCAGGCTTGATACTACCACGAAGATCTGCAAACTTAGGTTTAGTTAATTTTTCAAGTTCAGCTTTGGTCATTTTAGTGTTGACACCAGGATCATTACTTAATCTCCACTTAGTAATATCATATGGATTTTTTGGATCATATGCTGGTTTAAAAGATCTCACATTAACTTTATTTGGATCAGATTTAAATTCAGTGGCTCTGTCAGAAGCAGATGGTTGTGTTGTCGGTGCCTGTCTTGTAGATCCACCAAGACTGAGCAACGTGGAAGCAACAGGGGTACTTACAGCACCAATAACACCAGCCGTTGTTTGAAGTGCATCTTTGGTTTGGCGATTAACAGGCAGTTTTTCAATACCAGCACCTACTCCAAGACCAAAAGCAGTTCCAGCAGCACCTCTCAAAGCAGTTCCACCAACTCCTTTAAGTTTAGGGGGAAGCTGAAGTTTAGGTTTTGTGGGTTTGGGTTTTGTAGTTCTTGGTTTTTGATTAATTCTATCAAGTAACTCATCCTGACCCAATTTATCACCAAGTCCAGATTTCCTAAGATCATCGGCAGCAGCAGATGCTGAACGATCACTAAAACGATTATTTCCATCAACAACCTTTGGTTTCTCGGGTGATGATGGTGGAGAAGAAGGCACTGGACCACCTGCTACTGATTGTCCAACCGATCTAGTTGTAGTGGGTGTAGGGGTAGGTGTTGGTTTTGATTTAAACTCTGGTTTTGGTGCCTTTGGTTGTGCTGGGGGTTCAGGTGTTGCAACTACTTTAGGTCTAGAATCTCCCCTCATATTCTGTTGAGTGAACTTACTAAAATCTGAGTAAGATTTCTTAGGAGTCTTTGGTTGTTCTGGAGTAGGAGTTGGTGTTGGAGTGGGAGTTGGTTTTGGTGGAACTGCCTTTGCAGATTTTTGAGGCTTTGTCTTTTGTGCTTCTTTTGCATCAATCTCTGCCTGTACTTGAGCGAAAGATGGGGCATTAGAAGGTCTCCTTCTCATCCTCCTTCCACCATATTCCTGATTTATCTTCCTCTCAATCTTTTTATATTCTGCACTGTTTGGATCACTAGCAATCTGATCTGCTCTTGCTTTGACCTGATCAAATTCTGCTTTGGACATATTTCGATCAGATCGAGCATATCCACCCTGACTCATAGCATAGTTTCTTACACCTGCCTGAGTTGCTTTGCCAGTTTTAGGATCAACTCTTTGATCTCTTTGAGGTATGTTCTTAGGAGGAACATACATCGCTTTTCCAGTTTTTGGATCAGTTCCTGAAGGTTTGCCAAATGCAGTTGTGGGTTTTGCACTTGATCTTGTGCGTGTTGTGCGACCTGTTAATCTATCTAAAAGATCACCACCACGACCTCTAGGACTTTTAAAAGGTTTATCAGCACCATCAGCCCTAGCCTGATTCATTGCATCTGCTCTTCTCCTCTCACCTGATCCAACTGGAGATCGTTGAGGTTCTGGAGATTGTTGAGGTTTAGTGCTTCTAAACTTATCTAATTCTGCTTTCTTTTTTGGAGTTACTTTAGCAGTATCAGCTTGTGGTAGATCTTTTATTGGTGTATCTGTACCTGTTCTAACTCTACCAGATTGCCTTGCTCGTGCCTGATCAGATGGATCGACTTCACCACCACCAATACGATCTGGACCTAGTGTGCTGGGTCTTGTTCTTGTTCTTTGACCAGTCTGAGATGTTCTGGTTTCTCCACTCTTTATTCTTCTAGCGGCTTCTCTACTGGATTCTAATCCAGATTGAATTCTTCTAGCGGTATCAGGATCCGCATCCTTCATTCTCTGAATTTTTTTCGCATCAGATTTAGAAATCTGAGGTTTCTTTTCAGAAGGATTATTTGGATTCTCTTTTTCAACTAAAAAATTCTTAAACGACTTCATTATCGTAAGCACACTTTTTTAGTATTTATAAAGCGGGTGATCGGGATCGAACCGACGACATTCTGCTTGGAAGGCAGACGCTCTACCGCTGAGCTACACCCGCATCAATCAGGGATATCCCCGTATGCTTCATATCCATTATACTCGCCAAACATATAGGAGTCAGACAATGCTGCCTCCTTATATGCTCTTAGTGCTGCTGCTTCTTCTTCTTTCTTAGAAGGAGTAGGAGTGAGAGGTTCTATCTCATCCATCTCCTTCCAGATTTCTTCAAAGCTTGAATCCTGCGAAAGTGTCTTGCTTGACATCTTGTTTGATTCCACCGACGATGTATGATTCGACTTCAGTTTCTTGAGGAGCAACTTGAAGACCTTTTGAGGAAATCCAATGCTCTGTCCAAGGAAGTGGATTGTTCTTTGCTGGAATGTCATAAACTGGTTTTAGTCCGATAGATTTCATTCTACGATTTGCAATCCATTCAACATACTGTTGAAGTAGTTTGTCATTAAGACCAATCATAGATCCATCTTTGAACAGATACTCTGCCCAAAGTTTTTCTTCGTTTACGCAGCGATCAAACATTGCATAAGTCCATTGCTCTTCTTCCTTCATGATTTTCACCATGTCAGGATCATCGCCGCGTCTCCACTTATTTAGAATGTTCTGAGTGATTGCAAGATGCTGATTTTCATCACGCGCAATGAGTGAGATAATCTTAGCAGAACCCTCCATAAGTTTGAGTTCACCAAAAGCAAAACTGCAAGCAAAGCTAACATAGAAACGGATACCCTCAAGAATGTTAACATTAGCGACAGCTCTGTATAACTTTCTTTTAACATCCATCATCTCCCATTCTGATGTTGGAGAACCTCTAAACTCATCTCTCCACATATTACCAGTTCCCCAAAGTTGGGCACTATTGATGAAATCATCGTAAGATTCGGTAACAGTAGAAGCGCGTTGTAGGATTCTATCATCCTTAATTATAGTATCAAAAACTTCAGATGGGTCAGGATAGACATTTTTGATAACATAAGTATATGATCTACTATGAATCATCTCCATAAAAGACCATACCTCCATACATGCCTCTAGTTCAGGTAGACTGCAGTATGGTAAGAAAGCCATCCCAGGAGCACGCCCTTGAACGGAGTCAAGCATAATCTGGTACTTGAGGTTAGAGGTATAGATATGCTTTTGTTCTGGACGAAGCGTTTGATAATCTCCACGATCTTTCTGCAAGGATACTTCTTCTGGACGCCAAAAGTATCCTAGTTGTTGTTTCGTTAGATTTTCAAACTGAGGATACTTAAAATTGTCATAGCGTTGGACACCTAGGGGTTTACCAAAAAACATAGGTTGTTTTTTGGTATCAACATCTTCAGTATTAAAAACTGTCATCCCCTTAAGATTTGTCATTGACTTACCGTCTACTGATTTCTTAAATTGCACAGGATTCGCACTCCTCTGGGTTTGATAGGTCTTCTACTAGACTTTGTAGTCTAGTTGCATCTTTGAGTTGAACTGATGCTGGTTCTTCTTCTACTTCGTCGGTTTTTACATCATATGTATTCTGATAATAAGATGTCTTCCAACCGTACTTATATGTAGTTAAAAAGTCATTTGCCATTACGCTGGTAGGAACTTCAGATCCATCAAAGTGCTGAGGATTATAACTCCAGTTACCAGAGATTGCTTGATCAAAGAACTTCTGCATTACTGCCACAATACTGATATATCCAGAATTGTTAGGCATATCCCACAATAGAGTGTAATTGTTCTTCAGAGTATTATACTGCGGAACAATCTGCTTTAGTGGTCCTTTTTTAGATTTTTTAATGGACAGGTACGCTCTAGGTGGCTCAATTCCATTTGTTGCATTTGACACAACGGAACTGCTCTCTGAAGGCATTTGTGCGGACAATGTTGAGTTCCTGATTCCATGTTCAACCACTTCTGCCCGTAGAGACTCCCAATCAAGTAAAAGGTCATTAGGAACTAGTTCATCAACATCCTTCTTATATGTATCAATTGGCAGAATACCTTGAGAATACTTAGTGCGATCAGAGTAAGTACAAGGACCTTTTTCTTTCGCAAGATCTACAGAAGAACGAATCAAATGATATTGAAATACTTCCGTTAGTTCATGTACAAGTTTCCATGCCTCTGGATCGTTGTAAGAAACGCCTTGCTTGGCGAGATAGTGTGCTAGACCGATGAATCCCACTCCAAGGGAGCGTCGTGCCTTTGTGGCAATTTCTGCTGCTCTGACGGGATATCCTTGAAAATCAATAAGTTCATCAAGACTCCTAACGCTAAGATCGCAGAGAACTTCAAGATCCTGAAGATCCCTAATTTTGCCAATATTAATAGCAGAAAGGATGCACAGAGCAATTTCTCCAGCTTCATCATCAATGTGTTGAATAGGTTTAGTGGGAAGAGTAATCTCTTGACATAGGTTACTCATCTCAACTTTATCCAAGAAAGATGAGTGAGAGTTACAGTGGTCGATATTCATAATGTAGATACGACCAGTTTCTGCTCTCTCTTTTAGAAGATCTAGAATCAGTTCTTGGGCATTGATAGTGGTGCGGGGGATGGAAGCATCTGCTTCGTAACCACAATACCTATCGTCGAAGCGATCAGTCCCGAAATCATCATAAAGCCCAGGGACATCATGAGGACTGAATAGTGAAACTTCTTCGTTCTTGATAAATCGTTCATAGAAGAGTTTTGAGATTTGGATACTATAGTCTAGTTTACGAACACGATTATCTTCGGTTCCTTTATTATTTTTTAGTACTAGGATGTCTTGGATTTCTTGATGCCAGATAGGAAAGTGGACAGTAGCACTTCCGCCTCGGATGCCGTTTTGTGTGCAACATCTGACAGTTGATTCAAACTTTTTGAGAAAGGGGACAACACCTGTGTGTTGAACCTCTCCGCCTCTGATTTTGCTGTTGATACCCCTGATTCGACCTGCGTTAATCCCAATTCCAGCCCTTTGTGCAACGTATTTGCCAATAGCCATATCACTGCTAAAGATACTATCGAGGGTGTCATCAATATCAACAAGAACACAAGATGCATATTGACGAATTGGCGTCCGCACCCCTGCCATGATGGGGGTTGGAATGTTGATTTTGTGCTTTGAGATTGCGTCGTAGTATCGTTTGACATAATCCAGGCGAGTCTCCTTTGGGTATTTAGAGAAAATAGTTGCAGAAATCAACAGATACATGAATTGTGGGGTTTCGTACACTTGCCCACTACTACGATCTTGAACCAGATACTTATCAACTACCTGACGAAGACCAGCATAGGTGAATAGGAAATCTCTATCATGATCAATAAAAGAATCCATCTTCTCAAATTCTTCATCAGAATAAAGATTCAAGATTTCAGGATCATAGACACCCATGTCTACACACTTCTCAGTGTGCTTCTTGACTGATGGGCATTCGCGCATTCTGCCGTATAGACTTTTTCTAAGTGCAAATAGTAGAAGACGAGCAGATACAAATTGATAGTTTGGATGCTCTAGATCAATCAGATCACTAGCACTACGAATAAGAATCTCTTGAATTTCTGCGGTAGTAATTCCATCATAGAATTGAATTCCAGATTGAATCTCTACTTGACTTGCAGAAACCCCCGCAAGACCATTACATGCCTCTTCTACCATCACATGAATCTTATCAAGATTCAGGGGTTCTGTACCTCTTCCATTACGCTTCTTAACCGTTGTACCGTTACTCATATTTTTTTCCAATTGTTGAATTTTACAGTTGCTTCTAAACCCTGATATGTATTACATTTTAACATATCCATAACTTGATGTCCACCGAGAATCATATCGTTGATATCTTTCTCTTCAATAGAAGAGGGCCAGATAACTACTCTCTCCCCTCTAGCAATGGTCTTGGATATTCGATTGGTGATTTCTCTGTTCCTAGGCTCATTATCGTAAACAAAAATATAATTGCTCCAACCAAACGACCTAAGATCAATATCGGCACCGCACATAGCGACAGAGTTTTCAATAAGGGATGAATCGAAAGGTCCTTCCACGACAAAAATTGGTGCATTGATATCAATTTTATCAAGACCGTAAATTTTTGGGGCATTCTCCTCAAGCATCACAGTGATATATTTAACAGAGTTTGAATTTAGACTTCTACCCTGATATCCAATCAATTGTCTATTCGCATCATACATTGGAATGATGATGCGTTCTTCATCCCTACCGATAGTGTCAAAAGTTTGTTTTTGGGTATTTGTCCACTGCTTAAACTTATCAGTGTAATAAAATTTAGTTGGATCTAATTTTCTAGTTTCAAGATATTTCTTTGCAATAGGAACTTCGGATGCCTTAGGCAAATCAATCTTTTTACGGAAAACTGGTTTCTTAAATTCAAAAACTGGTTCTTCGACAACAAAGTTTTTTCCACCACCAAATCCATTCTTGAACTTTTCAATAGTGTATTGCTTATGGAGGGTTGTATCAATCTTCTTAAGAAAATTATTTAATGACAAACTTGCACCGCAGTTATGGCACTTATAGTTTGCATTGTTTTTAATAGCATAGATGTATCCCCTTGCCTTGTTCTTATTCTTCTGAGAATCACCACAGATTGGACAACGAAAGTTATAAAGGTCTGCCTTAACTTTCTTAAATTTCTGAAGTCGTGAAGATACAAGACCAATATACTTTGCATCAGTAAGATCCATTATTCACCAAGTTCGTGGATTACAGGTTGTTCGTGAACAAGTATACGATATAGTTCTGGATTATTTCCAGCACTTACAGGAATAAATTCAGTGTCTGGATCAAACTCAGGATCACGAATCGCTTGATTGATTACAATAGAACCATCTTTACCAGAAGTACTGCGGTGATATGTACCTATAGGAACTACTAGTGCTCCACTCTTTCGGTTTAAATGAACAATGTGATATGGAAACTTCCAATCTAAGTTGACAAGTTCAAAAGTTCTCTCTCCTGAGAGGACACGATTATGATCCACTTGGTGATGGTGGATATAGAACTGCTTTGCACCGATGAGATCGTCTGGTGGTGAAACTGCTGGTCCTTCATGAACCACAAGATCAGATGCATTTGAATCATCGACAGATATATCATAAAAAACAACATCGGGCGTCTCACGGAACACCCGATGCTTTCTAAACTGTACGCTGCTCATTAATATGAACTTATTGGGTTGTATCTATAATAGCAGGAGGAGCGTTGTTAGTCAAGATGACTTCGCTTATTTTAGATCCCAATGGGCTCACTATAAAAGTAATTACACTTATTGCACCGAAGATGGTCCACATCTTTTTTTCCATCATAGTGAGTCTTTCTTCAATTTTTTTAATATCTCTTTCACAACCTTTTTTAATACTATCGGTCTCTTTTTGGAAAGAAATGTCTAGATCCTCCAATTTACGGAAAAGAATAGTATCTGTTCTATCTTGCTTATCTAGTTTTTCATTATGAACTGCAAGAAGCTGACCCATCTTAACAGAATTATCCTGCAATGAGTCGACTACTTTTTCGAGTCTCTGCAGCAAAGCAGATATTGTGGTTGCTTCTTTGTTGTTCACTGTTCGCCAGTTCACCTCTATTAGGTATCTTTAATATTTATTTACGAAGAGATCTGGACCACATCCCCATCACTTGTTTTCTTTTATTTTTTTTCTTCTTTATACCAGGTTCATGTGCTGGTGGCAATGCAGTGGAAGATCCGTCACCCACACTGTTAACAGGTGCCCCCATCATTTCTTCACAGAACTGCTTAAAGGTCTTCATTCTCCCCCACCGTTTCCGCCGTTAGAACCATTCCCACCACCATTGCCACCATTAGAAGGACCACTGCTTCCACTATTTCCACCATTACCATTTGATCCATTACCATTCTTCCCATTTTTCTTTTTGCCCTCATCATCATGATCGTGATCATGACCTCTACCAAAGTAACCAAGCACTACAGTCTTTCCGCGCTTAGTTGGCACACAAGCTTTTGTTTTCTTATCAAGTTTATATCCAGGAGGACACTTTGATGCCTTCTTAGATTCTCTAATAATATTAATAACCTTATTGATGTCCATTAGACTGCTTGCAATTTATCCAAACATTCTTTATCTACTTCAATATCACTAATCTTTGTTTTAGGATACTCTGGTATTCTATCCAAGAAAACCAAGAAACTTTTTATGCTTGGCCAAAGATCTTCTTCTAAATTATAAAAAAGCAGCGGAACCGCTGCCTCATTGAACACATTGAATAGAATTGTTATATGGTTCAATATGAGATGAATCTTAAGTTCACCTGTATTTTTGTAACGCTTTAATAGACGCTTGATATAGCGAATCCTTTTAAGATCACTTTCAAAATCGTCTTTTGTGACAGCCTGTGGGTTGTCATAGAATTTTATAGCGAAGAGCATATAATTGCTCTCATTCAATTCATCAAATCTCATACTAAACCCAAATTATCAACTATCAGCGTAAACTGCGTCGTCTGCTTGGTCTCCAGTTAGTGAGCCCATTGCAACTAAAGTTTCACTCTTAACTCTAGCATTGCCATGCATATCAGTGTAGGTTTGAATAGCAACCCATCCAGCGTGAGCAGGTGCATATGCAGAACCAGAAGCGTTTGCAACACCTTGCTCAGTAGCATCTACACCATATACTTCGATGGTTGCTGAAGTATTGGCATTAAGTGCAGCACCAAACTTAGGTTCGTCACCAGAGGTGTCAGTTTTTCCCCAAAGAGACATGTTTTCTTACCTGTATGTGTGTCATTATAAGAATATTTATAATATATTCTTTTGTTCTTTAAGAAGTTGTTTAGAAAGAGGTTTTCCAGTTGGTGCCAGAATTGCTTTTTTTAAACGCTTTAACATCATATCATCAAGATCAGTTTCAGTACTTCTCACCAAAACTTCTAAAAATTCTATGACTACCTTCCTATAAGAAGGTGTTCCCACATGCTTCAATATAACTTGTTTAGCATATGGGAACAAAAAAGACCACATTAGTCTTCTTCTCTTGCAGCGATTGCTTTAGTGACAACTTCTAGAAGTTTGTCATCCATATCAGTTTTAGTTAACTTAACCGCTTTAGCAAGGATAACAAGACAGATCTCAACCAGTTTCTCACCAAGTTCTTCGTTTTCTGGAATTTGCGCGACAGCATCTCTGATTACCTTTGACGCTAATGGAAGTAAGAATGCTAACATTGTTTTAGTCCAACTACATTATATAGCGGACTTAACTATTTTTTCAGATTCCAGTTCCAGATCCACTAGCAGGTTTAATTGGCAACTTGTAGTTGTTAGCACCACCGCCTGTGGTTTGTGGTCTGTTTTGTGGTGGTCTTGCTACTGGACCCCCAGGTCCAGATCTACTTCTACGCTCCGCATCCATTGCTCTACGCTGATCCATTCTACGCTGAGCCATTCCTCTATACATATCAACTTGTCCATCCTGAGAAGGAACACCGCCACCAGCAGTAATACTCCTCATTCCACCTGTGGCAGGACCCTCAGAAACAATCTGCTCATCAACTTCTTTATCATCATCCTTGATATCATCAAGCATGACAAGAGGATTCTTAGCACCCATAGAGCGAAGTTTATTCTTCACCATATTGATTTTTGCGTAGGTGCCACGCATATCCTTTTCTTTTTCCTCAGGTTTTTTCTCACACTCAGCAGTGTTAATCATTGACTCATCAACTTTTTCTTCTGCTGCTTTTTCTGCTGCTTTCTTTTCAGCAATCATAGTGAACATCTTCTGGTGAGCAAAAGATGCGAATACATTACCCTTGGAAGCAGATACTGAAGGATCATCTTGAGCATCTAGCGGCGCAATTTTGACTGCCCCAGACTTATAGTTATCAACACCCTTTCCAGTAATCTTACCACTCTTAGATTGTTCAGGTTCTGTTGCATCTGTAATCAATGCCTCCTTGAGTTTCTTATCTGCTCTATTACGAATAGCAGATCCAATTGCTTTACGACGCTTTAGCAAATACTTATCAGTTTTATCATGATCACCATCATTGTCAACATCCTTATCTTCTTTACCGACAGGATCTAACTTACCTTTAGGTGCTTCTTTCTTTTTACGAGTACCCTCGTAAGGTTCGCCATGCTCAGTCATTTCTACAGATTCAATATTGGGGTTAGCACGAAGTTGAGTGATCTTAGCACGATCAGCATACCTTACATATGTCTTACCATTCTTATCCTTAACTCTTACCTTATACTTACCACCATCTTCTTCATCAAGTTGCTGTAAGTATGCAAGTTCGATTTCTTTATTTTCTTCGTTCTCCACAAATACTTTATAAAGAGCATTAGCAACATTATCAGTTGCCCACTCAGGAGCACCTTGAGTAAACTGTTCTTTCACACCACCCTCTTTACCGAATAGTTTTGCTCTAACAGCAGTTCTTTCAGCTTGACTCAAAGAACTATTGCTCATATATTGAGCAAAAGCAGCTTTCAAATCGATATCTTCTCTACGGGCACGATAACGAATATCGTATACAGCCTGGCGGATTTTCTTCTCAGAAGACTCTTCTGTCTTTCCCTTGCCACCTTTCTCCCCTTTCGCTGCGGCAGCGGCGGGAGCAAACTTTCTTGCTGGTAACTCTTCAACTATATTCTTACCCATTGGAAAAAATCAATTACTTTTTTCTTACCTTGTATTTATTTATGAATTGTAGTCCGTAACTACTACCAGGAACCATGGTCTCCACATACTTTCTGAACTTGTCAGTGCCCACCAATCTATTATCAGATGATACCCCAGATTTAGTAGTTCCATTCACAATTGCTTCTTGTACATCCTTAATCCAGGATTTAAACATAATCTTATCTTCAGTGACACAAATAAGATGATTAGCACCTCTACGGATAATTCTACCAATCAATCCATTATTTAAATTTTCTACAAGATCACCAATATTAAAAACTTCTTTGGCAATATATGCTTCGCGAAGATTTTGTGGATCTTCTTTTGGAGCAATTTCCCAAATATTCCAACACTCATCAACTTGATCAACACCCATTCCCTGACGAACCGTGTCAAATAGTGCCATTGCTTGCTTCCTTGGGATATCTTCAGGAAGACCAGAACGGAAAGTTTTAAAATCACCTTCCATAGCAGCAAGTCTCATTCTTGAAGAAGAAAGACCTTCAACTCCATCAGAATCTGGATCTCTGTCTCCAGAAGAAATAACTTCTAAACCATCAAATTGATAGAGTGCTCCATTATAACTTTGAGATAGTTTATCAAACTCTTTGACTCTATCTTGCCCAGCAACGATTCTTACATTCGCATATCCATCATTATGAGCTCGCTTCAAAACATCAAATATAGATCTGTTACCAGGATCATTCATAATCCTTTCACTATGCTGAGGAAACATTGACCTCATCATAGAAATTTTAGTATCAGCATCTAAAGGATTCTTTTTCTTATCTTGAGTTCTGGAAGGAACAATAATATAGTCACTTCCCTCTGCTTCTGCTGATTGTGCAGCAATATCCATAAGTTGAAGATGACCTGCATGGGGTGGATTGAATCTACCAAAAGCAAGAGTCAATGTTCCTTTAGTTTTAGGAACTGGTGGAGGACCTGCTTCTAAGTCAGAACTCATAGACGCTTTGGGCGCTTCTTTTGGAACTGGTGCAGGTTCTTGTTGCTGTAAAGCAGGATCTACAAAATTTGGATCTGAAATATTTTTCTCTTTCTCAGTCTGTGCTGGATCTTTTCCACCAACTTTCTGACGCTTATTATAAAACTTTAATCTTCCCTTTTCGGTTTTTGCTACAAACTCTCCAGTAGAACGGTCATACCATCCACCGTGACCGTCTCCCTGAAGACCCATTCTTGCTGCCTGCTGAGAAGCAGACTCCCTTAAAAATCGAAAGAAGGATTTCATCAGTTCTTTAATAATTTTGTTTTGATTTCTTTTTCGTGGGCAACAATGTACTTAAGTACATTTACTTTCGCCTCCTTATATTTATCATCCTTCTCATTTGTTAGATACAGATGAGAAAAGGTAAGAAAGTTTTTAAACTCATTACCCTTACGATGTTTAATTTTTTTGTATTGAGAAATCAAATGATTTAATAAAGTGTTCATATGTATTGTTTAATATTTCTACCACCTTTTGCACTTATGACAAGTCTAGCACCTTTGATGCCATAGTTGTTTCTATCACCTTTATATATTGCCATAAAGACAGGTTCGTTACCTCCCGTAAGATCTTCACCATTTTTATGTGTTTGTGCAGTGGCGATTAATCTATACTTATTACCAGAAATATTCTGGAGAGAAACTCTTCCTTGAAGTAGTAGGTCTACATTTTGGATACTTGATTGTGCATTTGCAGAGTATCCACTTCCATATACTGATTGTAATTTTAAATTTTTATCTTTAATTCTTCTAGCAACAGTTGTTGCAGGAGGAATTCCATTAGGAAACATTTGTCTACATGTTTCAACAAATGCTTTTGTTTCTGGATGTGCTGCTAATACAGGTTCACCCCTTTCAGTGATACCACCCCATTGCTGAATTGCAGTTGGGGAACTACCATCTTTATGAGAAACAAATCCAACCATTCTCCCATTTACATCTCTGAAATGAAAGTCTGATTTGGGTGTTCCTGGAGTGCTTTCCACATCAACGACTTGATAATAGTTTTTACCTATCTGTAAGTTGACAGAATCACTTCCTAATTTTTGTTTTAGTTTAGATAAAGATTCCCTGATGATACGGATCTCTTCATCTTCCGCAGCAGTTGTATTTTGCGACCTACCAGAAAAAGCAGAATCTTTATACAACTGAGTTAATCTGATTTGTTTATTCATAGTTGTCGGTAAAATTATACTATTACCGACAGTATAAAAACTAACCAAGTCATCAACAGTTTTTATTTGTTTTGCTACGCGAGGATCTACTTTTACTTTTGATCCATTTCCCTCAACAAGAGTAAAATCACCTCTTGTAGCAATTCTTGTTTTAAAAAGAGAGAAATTATTTCTCTTTCTAAGTTCTGTTGGTGATAATGATGCCATTACCTTTTTTAGATATTTATAGCTTACCACCAACAACACCACTATTGATAACCTTAGAATAGTCATCAATTGTACCTTCCTGTAGACACTTAAGATGCCATCGAGTCATTTGAATAACATCTTCTCGTTTCAAACTTGTAAGAAAGTGAGCACCATAAGGTTCTTTCAAAATACTAACATGAAGACCAAATCGCGTCTCTTTTACATAGAAAGCATCATCAATCCATACAACATCTTCAGGAACATTTTTTTCAATTGTTCCACCTAATGAAGTTTGGAGTGTGGTTTTTTTAACATTTTTAGCATCAGTCGCCAAGTTCATAACATCCCCACTTTCCAGATTTTTCATCAAAGATTGCTACTGCTCCAGGTGGAACATCTTCTGCTTTTTCAACGACAGGTGCCCCATCTTCGTTTACCTTTTTGTTAAATCCAAAGGGACCTTCTTTTTCTTTTTTCTCTAATGCAAGTTTCAGTGCAAGACCACCTACTGCTTCCATTACTTTAAGAATGTCTTCTGCCTTGGCATCCTCACCAAGTTCTTTAGCAACATACCAATACTTTGGCCAAAAGGTTTCACCAGCCTTTTGATAATCTTCAAGCGTCAGGAGTTTCATTGTTCAGAATTGTTTCTAGTTGGTTATCAATATCATCCATAATCTTACGCAACTCAACAATTCGAGGGGGCGTACATTTAGGATCTGTTGTATAAAGTTTTTGTTCGGCAGCAATGATACCATGCAATGCTGCTGCGCCAGTAGGTTCTAGTTTTAGAGTTACTTTTTTAGATTTACTCATTTCCCTACTCCATAATCTCCACCATTTTCCGCATTTTCTTTTTCAAGTTTACGGATATCACTATGAAGTCGTTCTACTGCTTTACGAACTTCTTCAGTTTCTTCCCACTCAAAAGTGTCACCAGACTTAGTTACAAACTCTCTTTTAGTCATACATCTCCTTCTTTACGATTTTCAGAATAGTGAACATCAAAAGATCCACCTGGATAACGAGATTGTAGTTTTTCTACATTCATCTCAATAACCTCATCAAGGGAAATGTTTAGACCCATACATGCTTGAGCAACATACCACATGATGTCACCCAGTTCACGCTTTAGGTGGAACATATTTTCTTCATTGACAGGTTTGCCTTGGAAGATAATCTTTTTGACAATCTCAGTGAACTCACCTGCCTCAGCACACATACCCACAGATGCGGTGAGAAGACGATGAGTTTCAAAATCATCAGCAATCAGTTCTTGAACGCGATAGACAAATGCATCGTGATTCTGAGAAGGAGTGCTAGTAACTCCATTCACAAACTCTAGGTACTTGTCAGTATCAACTTTAGACATTAAAAATTAAACCCCTCAAATGTTTTCTTTGGTTTTGATTCCTCATAATTATACTCCTCATCCTTGCCACTGTCAAGGATATTATCCTGTGCGGTTTGCTCACAATCATACAAACGCATCTTGGCACGATCAATACCAACTACAAATCGCTTTGAAATGGTTGGATCGTTATATCGATTCTTCAACTGCTTTACCATGATCTGATTTAACCCTTCGAGCTCCTCAGTGCTAATAAGAGCAAACATAAGATCAGCAGTTGCAGGAAGCCCAAAGGACTCGGAAGTGTCAGTAAGGTCAACATCAGAGC